ATACCTCAGTGAAAAATATGTCAATTGTAATTGTGATTTTAGTGAAATGGATGTTTCACACACAAAAAGTATGTTGGAGTTAGAGTTGGAAATGTTTGGTTTACTGGGTGTTAACTACAAGATTATCGACTTTTACTCGAGCATGCGTACTAAATGGTGCAATATGTATCAGTGCAAAGAGGGTATAACTATGTTACATGGACAATATATGCAACATTCAGGGCAACCACTAACTATTTGTGGTAACACACTCCTGAACATGGCAGTATTAGGTTATGCTTATCGTATTGAGAACATGTTGTATGCATCATTTAAAGGTGATGATTCAACTATACGTGCTAAAAAAATCAGCACTGTAAAAGGTCGAAAGACTGCGATATACGCAGAACATGGGTATAAACTAAAAATAAGCTTTGAGAAGGTGTCTGAATTCATTGCTAATTTTATAACACCATATGGTTTTTTCCCAGATGTTGTGCGAAGAGCTGTTAAAGCTGTTAGTAAGGTGTACGAAGATGAGGCTTCGTGGGAGGAGTCACGTATAAACTTGAAAGAAGTTTTAAGTATGGTCAATACCGCCGATAAGTTTAAAATCGGAGTGGATTGTGCAGCTATACATTACCGTGACAAGGGGGTAGCAATCAACGCTGAACAAGTGGGTTTGTTATATCAGTATCTAATACAATTAAGCACTACAAAATACCAAGATGCTCAATTTATTCAAGCTGAAGACAGACTCACCTACTCTGACAATTACCAGAGCAAGTGAGTCCCCCTTTTTCTAATTAAATAATATAATTTTTATTATTCCCAACGAATCTTATTCGCAGTACTTAAGTAAGTAATCTCAGATCTATCTTAATAATTTAAGCAATCTCAAGAATCATCTTAAAATGAACGGCACCGATCAGTTAGTAGATAACAGTATGAATTTCGACCCAACGTCGGATTCTACTTCTATGCCTGAACAATCGCATGGTAAGGCTTTAACACCGTCACAAGCATTTGTTTGCAAAGTGACCCATCCGCCAACTACCGTGCCTGAATTTGAGGGTTTACCAACACAAGATGCCAGAACTCAGGTTGTATACAACATGCGTAATATTGATGTGCTTAAAACACCGATCACATATGACGCTACTAGTGAATTGTATCAATCAAATTCCTGGGGTGATCACAGTGACTACACTGTTTTAGTTCCTAACGGAGCACGTATAAAATGGTTTGGTTGTTGTTATGATGTCACTAATCCTAATACCCCTGGTACCACTCCAGAAATTAGTCGCTATTACTCACAGGATTTGGCTAATGTAGGTGTGCAAGATAATTTTGATTTTCAGAATTGGGCAAGAACTGTTAATTTATACAGACCTTGTTACAAATCAATTACATTGTACCCCAACGTTACTGCCTTTAACAATCAAGGTATCTTAGCTGCACAGCAGTTCAACCCCAACATTTTGTTTAACGGTTCTATGTCCACACTATCGTATGAACAACCTAAATTGTTTATACAAGCTTTGGATCATTTATACAGTGTACAAAATGACAATTTGTTTCAGGCAAGTGAAACACACCCGGATTTTCATCACAG